ACCTTGGACGGTGCAGTCTTGGGAGGCCCCTTCCCATCGGGACGGCGAGGTGGAGGCGTCCTCTTCGTGGCAGGAGTTGGTTTCTTCGACTTGTTGAGAGTCGGATTCATAACCCGTGGGTTAGGACGAGCAGCCAAGATCTTCTTCTGTTTCGCCTTGGCATCAGCCAACTTCTTCGCAGCGGCGGCCCTCTTCGCGGCGGCGACCCCAGCGGCAGTTTTCGTTTTCGCGGCAGCAGCCTTCGCGGCAGCCGCCTTCGAAGCAGCAGCCTTCGCCGCAGCAGCCTCGGCAGCCTTCCTCGCGGCAATCTCAGCAATAGTTCCTTCCACGCCCATGGCTAGGCCCCAGCGGCAAGCGCAGCCTGATCAGGAGTTCCCGCAGCCTCCATGGATCCAGTGAAAGCCTCCTGCTCTCCAGTCGGAGACCCCTCCAAGTCCATCTGGCCGGGAGGCCCAACAGCAGTACTATTCAACTGCGACATCGCATCCACGGCCGCAGTCATACGGTCAGGATGGAACCGGGCATCTTCCAACTGAAGACCAATCCGGTCGATCTCAGCCTCCACGTCCTCAACCCCCATCTCTTCAAGATAGGTGTAAAGCGAGAGAGCCGGGAACGGAGTAGCAGTCAGTTGCTGCAGGTGGTTCTGAACATAGACAGGATCATCCGTCCGGATGGCGCTGGGCCACTTGATCCGGTTCTTGTACCACCCACCAATATCCTTGCCAAGAATTGCGATATCATACAGTTTCTGAGACCCAGTCTCGGTGGCATACCGTCCCCGGAAGTCAATCTGGTCGCCAGCCATGAACTTCTCCCAGAGCATCAGGATGTACTCATTCAGGAGAGACAGGGACTGGTTCCACACTGTTTCGTGCATCTCGTTCGACTGCAGAGTCGGATTCAGACTCAGGTTCGTGACAATGCCGCTCTGGTTCGTAATAGTCTGTCCAAAGGAAGCACGAGGCTTCCCCGCAAGATCGAAGAGGGCATCCATCACGAGGGTGATCTGCTCGTCAATCGCGGGCACCGTCCCCTGCCAGTTCAGGAGCGTGATGTCCCCATCTCGCCGGATCGGGATCACGGCACCCTGCGCCGCCACCGCCCGCCGAATGTCCTCTGGCCCCTGCCCCGACGCATGGTCGAGGATCGTGGGGTTGGCATACCGGGCGATGATGTCAGCCTTCTGCGACACCAACTGGTCGAGGTACTGGTTCAACTCGACCAACTGGTCGATCATATTCAAGGGTTCCGCGAAACCCCCCTGCGGATAGCAGGGGAACTCGACAAAGGGCAAGGACCTGAAGGGATAGTCAGTTTTCGTGGACCGGATGTAGAACCCCATCAGGCGCGTATGCCAGCCCTCAGTATCGAACACATCAAACACGGTCGTCTGGTCCTTGGCGGTCAGACGCCCCGAATCGTCAATGTTCGTCCCCGCGAAATCAGCCTCGCTATCGGGGATAATCAGTTCAGCATCGCCGGGATACTGGACCTTCAGCCGTGCGGTATTACGCCGAGAGACCACAACCGTTCGCCACAGGTCCTCTCCGTCGTACTCAGGGTAGAAGTGGTCCGGAGTGATATTCTTGAATCGCACCAGTTTCGCAGACGGGTCCCACCAGACGTAGACGATCCCCCGTCGTAGAACGAAAGAGTCCCAAGCCGTCGAGAAGAAGACCTTGGGAGCGTCGTTCGCATTCCACGTTCCATAAAGAACACCCTCCAACTGTTCGGCATGACGCCGGGAGACCTCATCCGTACCAGAGGGCATAACCTGCAGAGCAGGAATACGCCCGATCAGGGACTGCACGCTCTTGTCAACGAAGGGCTTCAGGTAGTTCAGGGTCAGAGAGTAGCGGTTCGCCACCTCGGGGTTCGTAGCCACATCCCAGTGCTGCCCGTTGTACCTACGACGTGCGGTATCGTACTCCGCATTCCTTGCCGTCCACTGAGTACGAAGCGACTTGTAGAGAGCAAGGACCTCCATTCTATCCATGCTAGCCATTGTTCCCTCCAAGGATTTCGCCCCTCATGCCGTAAGGGATTCGTATATTCTCGATAGCAGCATACTTCGCTCGTGCCAATGAAGACTTCTCGTCTTCGGCAGTCCAGTACATCCCACCCACCACAGGGGCACGCACGCCCTCCATCTCACGCGCAAGATCCGTGACAAGGGCAAGAGCCATCACCGAGTCGGTGAAAGTGATGCTCTTGTCATCAATCGAGTACACTCCAAGTTCATCCATCAACTGCGAAATGCACGGAAGTCGCAGAATTCCCCAGTTACCCTCATTAGGGCCTTCAAGTACAGGATGACGGATTATGGAGCCGTTGTCATCTATTATGCTCGATTCTCCGGTAACCTGCCGGTTTTCATCGAATGCAGCCTGCAATCCATTGATGATATCGAGTTTCTGGGCACGGGTACTCGTCTTGAAGGGATCGACCTTAATCCCTCTCTTGGTCATCTCTTCTTCAATGACATCACCCGCTGGGCCAGTTGCGTCGATACGAGCAAAATTACAATGATATTCCTTCGTGGTCCGGTCAATAGTCGCATAGATCTCCTCCCACGCCACCTTGTTCAGGCGCGTATAACTGACCATCCCCCAAGGACGAGTAGTGACATCGAGAACAATTCCGACCGTAAAGTCAGTCTGCCGCCCCAGATCGAACGCAACCGCGTATCGATGCCCCTCAACGTAAGGAACGTGATGCTCTATCGCGGGATCGAACGCATTGTCGCGCTGGTCGCGTGTAAACGCAAGTCCCGTGAAGTCAACGAATTCGCCCTCAAGTACCTGCATTCTGATCTTCGGATCGGCCGATTGGAGCAATTGGTCGCGCATCCGGATATCTTCGATAGGAAGGAACGGATTATCATAGATCGAACCCCTTTGACTGTAATAACCGGGAGTGTGGCGCTGGCCACGCTCGTAGTAGAAATAAAGGTCATTATACCCCTTGGGCGTCCCGATCAGGTCAATTTCCCCGCCACCGGCAAGACGCATAACTATGACATTTGTCATAAGACTTTTTAGGTTCGGAATCCACCCAGCCTCGTCAATCGACAGATATCGGTACGCGTGGCCGTCAATATACTTCCCGTCATCGTGGGCCGACCGGCAATGCATCACGGACCCATTTGCGAAGATGATATGGGGGAATGGGGTAGATCGCATCTCCTTGACGAGCACGCGAAGCGGAGAGTCCTTCAGAAGGGCCTTTGCCTCCTTGAAGACGATTGCAGCCTGATCAGCCGACATGGCGACGCTGATTGTCTCGTATTCGGCCCGTTTCCACTCTCCACGGTTGAGAGCGCGGGTTCCATGCTTGAAGATGTTCTTCCAGATGTGTTTTTGAGCGATAATAACACTTTTGCCCCATCTGTTGCCGGGGACAAGGGTGTTGATGCTCTGGATGCTATTCTGGAGCCACTGGACCTGACCGGCATGAGGCTTTTTGGACAGGAAGGTATTCGCGAACAGAACGGGGTCTTTCGCGCATCTCAACCAGAGCGCCCTAGCCTCCGGAGTCAATCAGGGCCTCCTGCTCGCTGGAGGTACCTTCAGCGGCAGGGTCTTCACTCTGGATGCTGGCCTGTGCCAAAGTATCGAGAAGATCGTCAAATGGATTCCCCTGAGTCAACCGAAACCACATATCCATCGCTTTCATCGTGTCCCCGATGGTAGGCTTCCAGTTCTTTCTATTGGCGAAACCCTTGGAGATGATAGCCTCAAGGATCTCAATATTGGTAGCAGACCTCTCGATCTCTTCGGGTGCCAACATAGCATCAGGAACAATGTGACGCTTATGGCGACCAATGGTTGCCCCATTCAGGGCATAACCTTCCGTCTTGGCAAGGCCGATGATCGTAAGATACGACCGCCCCTCAACGAGAAGATCGGAGGCCCGCTGTCCCCAGCGGGTCCCCTCTCTCAACGAACAGTTGTCAGGACACTCAAGATGATAGGACATAGTTAGCCGATATACGAGTAGCCGATGCTATACGTAGCCGAGTTGGCATTGCCAGCGGTACAGATCACACGCCACGTTGCGGGGATACCCGCATTGATCGTGACGTTCGCAGATGCAGTAGCAGACGGCAGAACAGTAAGAACGGTATACCCCACAGCGACCTTAGCAACCGACGCAAGGATCGTATTATACGTCCCCGAAACAGGGTCCTTCCCCTGAATCGTATAGACATTGGAACAGGCCACGGCATTCACCGTGATATCGATGTAGACGATAACCCCGGTATGTCCGGGGTTCGTCATATCGGCGCCATTGGTAGTCGCCGTCCGGGCCGCAGAAGCAAGGATGGTCCCCGATTCCACGGTCCCGGCGCGGGCATCAAGCGAGACGGGAATCCGTTCCGCATTGGCAGGTGCAACAACAGACATCCTATACTCCTTACGTGATCGTAATGGCAGCAGACGCGACCGTGAGCGGTCCCGCCATCGTGGCAGTAATCGTCACGCCAGCAGTCGCCTTATCAACCGTCAAGTCATCCCACGTACAAACACCGGCAACGGCAGTCCGCGTGAGGACCCCACCAAGGGTGCAACCGGGGTTGGCAACCGTCCAAGAAAGGGTCACGACCGTACTATAGTCGTGAGAACATGTTCCGCCAAGGTCATCCTGAATCGTGACAACAGTCGTCCCCACCGTGACCGGGATATCAAGCGACCCCGCACCGGTCCCGATTGCCGTGACAGCCACGGGGACCCGCAGCGTGGTAGGAGTCTCCACGATCACCGCATGTCGCCCGTCCAGCACGGGAGTCGAGTCGGTTGACTTGAAGAGAACGACCTGCCCGGTGACAAGCCCATGCGCAGCATCGGTCGTCACGAGGGAGGTCTTGTCGGGGAGCGCAAGGCCCACAGACAGGATCGTCTTGTTCGTCACCGCACCGTTGGCGGGCTGATCGGAGAACGCCATCTGGGTCGCAACCTGCGAGATCATACCCGAAGTCCGCATCTTGGCCAACAGGTCATTCAGGGTCACATTGATTGCCGCCACATCTGCCCCGGCGAAGACCGCTCGGTTGGCAACAGGTGCAACAGCCAGATTCCGCCACGTCAGAGTTCCATTGATCCGGGGAGCGATGTCAGCCAAAAACCGGGCATACAGGTCGTAATTGATACGGAAGACCGTGCCCGCAGGTCCTACAAACTTCAATCCCTCCCATTCGATATCAAGAGGGACACTCGCAACAAACTCGTAAATCATCAGGACTCCTCCTAGTCAATCGGCTTCCCTGCTGCTCGGGCACAATCTGCACACATTGGCTTTCCATTAACGCTCACGGTGAAAAGGCCACCCTTGCGCTCAAGACAAGTGTGACACTGTGGGAGCCGCTTGACAACCGGCTTGCCGGGTGCACTCTGGATGATATTAATCCCCATCGATCTCCTCGATCAACTCGACATCAGCGGAACAGACTTCACAAGTGTACCCTAGAACCACCCCGCCATGGTCAAGGATCGGATACATTTCCTCAATCGGTACCTGAGCCTCACACATCTCACACCGACGCGTCCTCCCCTTTGACCTTCTCTGCACAGGTGCTACAAGGGTTTCACTCCTGAAGGTCCTACTCAATTCACCCCACCTTAGCCTTAGCCTTAGCCTTGTTCTTCGCGTACGTCGCATTGATCGACTTGGTAGTAGGGGTCTTTCCCTTCGCCTTCGCTCGTGCAGCGATAGCACTTCTTGCCGTTCGTGTAGAACCCTTGCCGGTCTTGCCAATAGTCGAAGCCTTCGGCTTGACCACCTTGTAGTCCCCAGTTACTTCGGTCTTGTACTCGGTACCCTCATCATCGTAAGAAGACTCGGTAGTCGTCGCGGCAGCCTTGTTCTTCGCAGTCTCTGCATCCGCTTCAGCGCGACGGCTCTTGTTGCTCGCATACGTCGCATTAATAGACTTGGTGGTAGGGGTCTTCCCCGCTGCCGTCGCTCGTGCACGAATAGCCTCGCGCTCCGGCCCCGTGGCACTCGCAGCATACGCTGCTTTGGCACGGGTAACCTTGTTCTTGGCAATGGTGGCGGTGACATTCTTGGTGGTGGGTTCCTTCCCCTGCAGCCGCGCCCGGTTACGGACAGCCTGCCTCTCGGCCTCTGCAGGGGTCTTGGGTTTTGCTGCCACTGGGGGCTTACCAAGGTTAGCCATCGCAG